AGATCACATAATGCGTTCATCTGCAGAACTGACGGGTGTCAGTAGTGTGGACGAACAGTGCGCAACGTTAGCGCACACTACAGGGGTTGGTGTGGATCACCAGGCTCCTCCTGTAGTTCCAGCTCAAGAGCCGAAGGGTTTAATTCCCGGAATTGGTCAAGAACCTCAATTGAGTCCTGCCGAAAGTCGCTTTGAAGCGCTTTGGCGGGGCTTAGAATTGATTCTCAACCATCATCGGGTCCCTCCAGATGTGCTGATGGATGCGAAGTGCCAAATTCGCAAGTATCTCATGTCTGCTGACGACGAGGCTACGTTTGTCGGTCGTGCGAAGTATCTACTCGCCGCACCGATGGCTGTTTACACTCGTAACGAGTTACCACCCAAACCTGATGTCGCATTTGATGCAACCGGTGTTTGGAAGGCGTGGAGTCGTACGAGGATGGTGGTGTGTACCAATAACACTCACCTCTGGTATTCCTGGTTTCAATGTAAGCGCTGCGCTGAGACATTGACTGACGACATGATTTTGAGAACTTATCAAAAACATCGTGTCGCCATGGGGAAACCAGACCCTATCACTGCCAAGGTGCGTGATCGGGTAATGGCCGAGCTCAAATCGCTGTTGCGAGAGCTTAATCGGAAGCTGCTTAAGGTCTATCGTTCCATGAATTGGAACGATTGGGACGAAGCACTCGATTGTGAGGAAGCCGAGCATGTCGCGTCATTACGTGCGTGCTACGAGGCGTCTAGGGCCAAGGGAGGACAGATGGGAGCGATCAAAGATCTGCTCTGGTCTGATCGTCTAAATGGTAAAGACGTGTCCCAACGGGAGGAGTTTAGTACAGCGATTCCAGATCGCACTGAGGTCCTACCCGTTTGCGCTGACAAAGTTGTCAGGCCGTTCGCGTTCGCTACTGTAAGCCGGTTTCCAGCCGGTGAGGCAGAATGGGCGGACGCTGTTGTGGCACAGGCTGATGCAGACCTGTCGCAAGGTGCTTTGAAGGCTACGATCCAAGCTGTACTTGAACCATTGAAAGTCAGAGTCATTAGCAAAGGAAATGCTGCTCCGTACTATCTTGCCAAACTTTTCCAAAAGAAGTTGCATGGTATTATGCGTGAGTATCCTTTCTTTCGACTGATTGGGCGTAAGCTTTGCCCCACAGATTTGCTTGATCTCAAGAAGCATTCTGTCCTTGGCGGTGCCGGTCCATTGGGTTGGGCTTCCATTGATTTTGCTGCGGCGACTGACAACCTGTCGGCGTCGCTCAGCAAGGAAATCATGGATGTCCTGACTGAAGGGTTCCCTAAGTGGTGGAAAGATCTACTGATGCAGTGTCTTGCTCCCCACTTCTGTGAATATCCCAAGGTGGACGGCGTTGAACTTGATCCGATTCAACAGGAAAATGGCCAGCTTATGGGCTCCATTGTTTCCTTTCTGGTCTTGTGTCTAGCCAATGCGGGCGTCACTCTTGCTGCTACAGCGGAAGAGGACCCCAGAGATTGGTATTCCCGACTACAAGGAGTACTGATCAATGGAGATGATAATGGGTTCGCGTGCCGGAGAAGCGTATATGATACCTTCGCTTGGTATGCGGGCGCGTGCGGATTGGAAATGAGCGTTGGGAAGGCCTACTGGCACCCGACTATCTTCAACATCAATTCGACATGTTTCCATTATAATCTTGTGGATCCTACGGCAACACCCAAGTGCGTGCCATACCTGAACACCGGCCTATTCTTTGGGAAAGGCAAGGTGATGGGCAAAACCGACGAGACAACTGATCCGCGAATGATGACTGCGGTAATCAATGAAGTTGTAGGCGGCGCCCGTGCAGGACGACAGTCAGATCTACTGAAGCAGTATCTGGCCCTTCACCGCGATCAGATCGCTGATGAATGTCGTGGGCGGAATCTATTCATTCCTATCGAACTTGGTGGAATGGGTATCGATATGCCCCCTGGATGGAAAACTGAAGTCACCATCGCCCAGCAGACCCTCGCTGGAAAGATCATGGCTGCCAATCCCAACATGTGGCAGACGGGTCTTGGCCCTGCTCCTTCTGGACCGGTGGACGAACGTCCGCCGCCGGAGGAGGCACCGTGGCTTGCGCCGACTCAGGAGAAGATCCCCTATCGTGGTGTGGGAGCCGGCATCCGCCGCTCTCGGAAGCGTAAGGGATTCTTTGAATCATCCGGGCTTGTTTTCCGACCACTTGGAAAGCGCAAGTGTTTCATCCGAGCAGTTACTTGTGACCGCCGTCGTCCTTGTGCGGATTTTGTCCCATATGAAATCTCGCAAGTTGAGGAGGACTTCGCAATCACTTTGATCAACATGACTGCCGGAAGTGTCTACACGCTTGATGAGCTAGCTGCAACAGCAAGGGCTCACCTGCCGCGATTGGTTGTTCACCATCGCGATCGTGATTGTTCCATAGATGCATCACTAGGAGTTTGGGAGCGCATGGGCGCCTCACTCAGACTAGACATCGAGATGGACCACGAGTTCGACACTCTTCTCACTGCCATTGCATGGATTGCTCAGTGAGGGGGAGACACACGTCTTGACGGGCGCGCGGTTTAGCGCTAACAGACGTAAAAGATAACGAAATGGACGATACCTTTGTCCAGGATTCAGGTCTACGAGTAATTGAATACCCAAAACGATAAACCATGGATCGTACCAAGAGAGATGAAACTCAGATCTCGGATGTGTCTAACGACGGCACGGGTAGCCAAGATGGAAAGGTCTAGGACCCTCTTCCAAAATGCGGAAAGGAGTTTGTCACTCTGCTTCCAGTCCAGATAAGCTAGGACTTCCGCGCTGCTACAGCATTGGTAACTGTAGACGAACCGTCTCTGGAATGCAACCAGGGCCTGATACAAAATGCAGAACAACAACAACAAACCCGCTAGCTCGGCGAGAAAGAGTCGTGGATCGTCACGTAAGAACGAGTACCAGGAGGTGACCTCCAAGCGTGAGAAGAAACGCATGGGGAAAGGTCAGGGGAAGCAGGGTGGGAACCGTCAGCAGGCTGTTGCAGCCGCTTATGCCACCAAACAATCAGGGAGCGCACCTCGCGTTCAAGCTGATAACAAGTCATGCCGTGTGGTTCATCGTGAATTCATCGGCAACGTGACAGGCTCGGTAGCCTTCGCGGTCGGGAATACCTTTGCGGTTCAACCCGGACTTGCTGCATCCTTTCCGTGGCTGGCAACAATTGCACAGAATTGGGAGACGTACCGCTTTCGCAAGCTACATCTCTGCTACTACACACGGACGGGGAGTAACGTCCCCGGATCGGTCATCATGGCCCATGATCCCGATGCTTCAGATGCTGCCCCTAGCACTGAGCAGGTCATGGCGTCGTACGCCAATTGCCAAGAAGATGCTCCATGGAAGGACATCTGTTTGAAGCTTGACTTGAAGGCTTTGAACGACTTGGGCCCAAGGAAGTTCGTACGAACGGGCGCCCTTGCTGCTAACCAGGACATTAAGCTGTATGACAGCGGAAATGCCTACGTGGCTGGGGTTGACGGCACAGCAGTGAACTGGGGGAAACTCTGGTTCGAGTATGATGTCGAGTTCTTCACTCCTCAACTTCCACCTACGGGTGATGTGATTCCAGGAGGCCTGATCACGGGCGGCGGGACTCTTACCGCTGCAAACCCTTTGGGCACAGTCCCAGTGCTGGATACGTCGTCAGCCGGTCTCTCGATTGCGAGTGCCGGCGCGGCGTCCATCGTTACGTTCACGAATCCAGGAACGTACTTGCTCTCCGCGTACTTTACAGCGGCAAGTGTTGGTGGTGTACCAAACTTGGCTGCTGGCGCAGGAGCGACAGTGTCAACCTCGGCGACTGTTGGTGTGGTTCCTATCATCAACAACGCTGCGGGCACGAACGGGTCCATAACCTGGCTCGTGGTGACAACTGTGCAAGGAGCGTCCGTTACGCTCACGATCAACACGTTCACGACTCCGACATTGTGTCAAGTCAGAGTGACGAGTTGTCCAGACGGCTCCCAGGCGTAATGACCTGGCACGGTGTTAAGGAACACACCGTAATCAACAGAAACCCGGTGAGACCGATGCTTTCCGTCAAGAGCTAGGAAGTGTAAGGGGCCTAACCCACCTTGAACACTTGGTACACACCCCCTACGATTGGTGTGCGGATGAGAGCCCGGAGAACTCTCGAGGTGGCCGTAACCGGAGCAAGATACAAAGCTCATACGGTGGTGAAGGTGACTCCCACGAAAACAAAATTTCGGTGGGGTCGAACCGGTGATCGCCGAGGCGAATCACGACCGCGTCCCATGTTCCACGAACATTGGTAAGCGCCCTGTGACGTGAGTCACAGGTGTCGGAGTACCGGGCAGAGGCCTGGAACAGTACTACCGTGTAATACCGTAAACCATAAAGCATGCATGTGCAGAAAGGGAAGTCAACACAATCGTTTGCGAATCTCAAGGATGAGCCGCAACTCGCCTCCAGTTGGTTACTGGGGCAAGTCCAATTAGAG